CGATGAAAAAGCTGACGACTTTATCGACGACATCGAAGAAGATGGTGAAGAAATTGAAGCAGAGGAAATGTACGGAGAAGATAAAGAGAGCGAAGACGCTCCTGAATCAGATCTAGCAGAGCCAGAAGCTGAAATGGAATTAGCATCAGACGATGACGGTGATCTTGATGGTGATGGTGAAGTAGACGATCACGAAGAAGAGCACGAAGAAATTGAAGACAAACTAGTGAATGTCGAAGACGCACTAGAAGATCTAAAAGCAGAATTTGCTAAAATCATGGGCGACGAGCCAGCAGAAGAACCAGCAGAAGAACCAGCAATGGAACCAGAAATGGAACCAGAAATGGAAGAAGCAGTTGCAGAAGCTCCAGTAGTGGAAGAAACTGATTCAGAAGCTGATGCAGACTCGGAAGAAATCGAAGAAGCAGCTGATTTAACTAAAGTAGGTAAAGACGGCATGCACCCAGCAGATATGCCAGCAGGTGACGATGGTAAAGCATCACCAGTTGCAGGTAAAAATGATATGGGCGGCAAAGCAGTTGATATGTCTGCTAAATCAGAAGGCGGCGATTCAAAAGGCTTAACAGGCGATGCAAAAGATATGAATGTAACTCACCCAGGTGACGGTGCAAAATTATCTCCAGAGTCTAAAGGGCACGGCGCAGAGAAAAAAGGCAAGGCTGAATAATTATGCTTACACTCAAGGAAAATCTAACATACAGTCAGGCAAATATCATCACTGAATCTTCAGAGGATGGTAAAGACCTATATATGCAAGGAATTTTCGTTCAAGGTGAAAAGCGTAATCAAAATCAGAGAGTATATCCAGTATCAGAGATTAGTAAGGCTGTTAAAGTCATACAAGAGAAAATTGATACTGGTTACTCTGTATTAGGTGAAGCAGATCACCCAGACGATCTGCAAGTAAATTTAGACCGTGTATCCCACATGATTGAAAAAATGTGGATGGATGGTCAAGACGGTTATGGTCGTTTAAAGCTGTTACCTACTCCGATGGGAAATATTTGTAAAACCCTTTTAGACAATGGAGTTAAACTTGGTGTTTCATCAAGAGGTAGTGGTAATGTTACAGAAAGCGGCAGTGTCAGCGATTTTGAAATACAAACAGTTGATATTGTAGCTAACCCAAGTGCACCAGATGCTTACCCAGATCCATTGTATGAGCAGATCATGAATGGTAAACGTGGTAACATCTTACTTGATGTAGCTTCAGCAGCAAATGACGACAACTTAGCTGAAAAGTACCTCCAGAAGGAAGTACTACAGTTCATTGAAAAACTAGATATTAGGAGAAACTAAATGGCTAATGCAATAGAACAACTCCTAAGTTCAGAAGTCCTATCGGAAGAAGTGCGTTCAACACTTTCAGAAGCGTGGGAAGTAAAATTAAGTGAAGCTCGAGAAGAGATCACTGCTGAATTACGTGAAGAATTCGCAAACAGATATGAAACTGATAAAACGTCGATGGTGGAAGCACTTGACGCGATGGTGTCAGATACAATTAATTCTGAGTTGAAAGAATTCGCAGCGGACAAAAAAGCAGCAGTAGAAGCTCAAGTCGAGTATAAGCGTAAAATTGCTGAGCATGCTAATCTACTTGATAAGTTTGTTATGGAAACTCTTAACAAGGAAATTACAGAACTACGCAAAGACAGAAAACTTCAAGAAGGTAACTTTGAGAAGTTAGAAGATTTTGTGATGGAACAACTTACTTCAGAACTTAATGAATTCCATAATGATAAGAAAGACCTTATTGAACAAAAGGTAAAACTTGTCGCGGAAGGTAAAGAAATGATTACTAAAGCGAAAGCTGAATTCGTAGAAAAAGCTTCTACTAAACTAGCTGGTATTGTTGAGAGCACACTTTCAACAGAACTAGGTACGTTGAAAGAAGATATTAAAACTGCTAAAGAAAATATGTTTGGACGTAAGTTGTTCGAAACATTCGCAGCAGAATTTATGGGTTCTCACTTAGCTGAAGGAACACATATTTCAAAACTTTCAAAAGAACTTTCGGATGTGAAGAGTCAACTTGATGAATCACAAAAAGAAATTAAAGATAGAGAGGCAAAAATTGATGTAGCACAAAAAGAAGTTGCTAAGATTAATGAAAGCCGTGAGCGTGAAACAGTTATGGCTGAATTAATGTCTCCACTATCAAAAGACAAACGTGAATTAATGAACAACCTACTTGAAAGCGTAGCTACAGGTAGTTTAAAAGCTCAATTCAACAAGTACTTACCAACAGTACTTAATGAATCAAGCACACAAGTTAAATCACAAAAACTAAACGAATCTCAGAAGACTGAGATTACAGGTAACAAGGCTCACACACAGTCAACTGAAAGTGAAGCCGAAATTATTAACCTTAAAAAGTTAGCAGGAATCAACTAAGGAGATCCCCAAATGACACAGAATCTATTTGAAAATTGGGACGTTACAAAAGACGCCCTAACAGATGGTTTAGATGGTAACAAAAAGGTTGTTATGGAGTCAGTTCTAGAAAACACTAAGAGCTATCTTTCAGAATCAGCAACCGCAGGTACAACAATGGCAGGTAACGTTGCTTCACTTAACAAAGTGATTCTTCCAGTTATCAGACGTGTGATGCCTACAGTTATCGCAAACGAACTAGTAGGTGTACAGCCTATGACAGGTCCAGTAGGACAAATCCACACATTAAGAGTAAGATATGGCCAAACAGCAGCTGGCGTAACAGCTGGTGACGAAGCACTATCACCATTTGCAATTGCAAAAGGTTACTCAGGTGATGCATCAACAGGTGGACCGACTTCAACTTCAGCTCTAGAAGCAGAAGCAGGTCGTAAACTTTCAATCCAAGTATTGAAACAAACTGTTGAAGCTAAAACACGTAAATTATCAGCACGTTGGACTTTTGAAGCAGCACAAGATGCTAATTCAATGCACGGTCTAGACGTTGAAGCAGAAATCATGCAAGCACTTGCACAAGAAATTACTGCTGAGATTGATCAAGAAGTTTTAACTTCACTACGTACATTAGCAGGCGCAGCAACAGATACATACGATCAAGCGAATGTATCAGGTCAAGCAACTTTCGTTGGAGACCAGCATGCGGCACTAGCAGTTCTAATTAACAGAGCAGCTAACCTAATCGCTACACGTACAAGACGTGGCGCAGGTAACTACGTTGTTATTTCACCAACAATGTTAACAGTACTACAATCAGCAACAACTTCAGCATTTGCACGTACAACTGAAGGTCCTTTCGAAGCTCCAACAAATACAAAATTTGTAGGTACGCTAAACAACACAATGCGTGTTTTCGTTGACCAGTACGCAGCAGACGATGCTCCAGTTCTAGTTGGTTACAAAGGTGACGGTGAAATTGATGCGGCAGCATTCTATTGCCCATACATTCCACTAATGTCATCTGGTACAGTACTAGATCCAGCAACATTCGAACCAACAGTGTCATTCATGACACGTTACGGTTATGTAGAGCTAAACAACCAAGCTTCATCACTTGGTAATGCAGCTGACTACCTAGCTAAAATCGGTGTTAACTCTGGAAACCTATCATTCTCATAATAGAGAACGAAGTACAGATATAGAAATAGGGCCCCCACAAAGGGCCCTATTTTTTTGATCTTTTTTTCTGAAAAAGATTGACTTTAATAAATATATGTAGTATAGTATAAACATACTAAAGGAAAGAGATTTCAACATGTCACAGACTAATACAATTTATATTACAAATTGGCCACCATTAACTTGGGGTACGTCTTGATGTGACTTTTGTAAAAAAGCTATTTTAAGCAAGCCCCTAGTAATTAATTTTATTAGGGGCTTTTTTTATGAGTGTAGTGTAATGGTAACACGGCGGCTTCCAACTCCGCAGATGAGGGTTCGATTCCTTCCACTTATGCCAATTTAGATAAATAATATTACGTTCATCCCAATGGGACGGAAGTAGCAATAGCGAAGGAACGCACTTAACTGTAAAAAGGAGAGTGTTATGAATCACAGAGACTTCGAAATAGCTCGAAAAAAAGAGCGTACTAAACAAGCACACAAAGCAATACACAGAAGACAAATGGAAAGACCTTTGTCTCGACCACGTGCTGAGAAGAATATACTAAGTTCAGATCCAAGACTACAAAAAATTTAATCTTTTTTTAAAAAAAAGGTTGACCTTTTGATCAAAATGTTATATATTAAGTACATAAGCAACAAAGAGTTTAGCGGCTCAATGTTTATAGTGCAAGGAAGAGGCAGTAACCAGACTGTCGAACTTGGCTGTTTAGGGGTGGTACCCAGGCTTGGTAGTAGAAATACGCTGAGTCACATCGCTCTACCGAGCGGAAACAGGCTCTCTGGATATAGAATGGTATCTTGTCGAGGAGTTGGAGGTAAACCCTAGTCCTCCCTATTTTGCTT